ATATCATTTCCCACTCGGATATTTTAATCTAACTACTGTAAAGTATTTACCCATTCTATCAATAGCTTGTTTTAAAGTTTTATTCCTTGATTTTCTAAGTTTAGGTACTTTTTTTCTTTCTTCATATGAACTATACCCATTCATAGATATAGAATCAAGTGTTCCATCTGGAGAAAAATGTATTAAAGCCCATCTTGAATTTTCTATATATCCATGTGGCCAAGTTTTCTTGTCATCTAATGATATTTTTCCCACTATACTTTCACCACCGAATCCAGTACCAATGTCATCTAAATATGGAACAGCATTTTTCAAACCTTTTTGAATTTGTTTAATTGCATCTTTAACAGTTTCTTTTGTCCATAATGGTTCTTGAGCTTCTGTTAATAAATCTTTTAATTTAATCATATTAGACTCCTGTTTCAATCTACTCTTTTCAGCTCTTCCTCTATTTTTAGACTCAGCCTCAAATCCTACAATCTTTCCACCTTTATGTGATGCATCTTTTCCATCACCATTTCCATAAGTTCCTTTTTTTCTATTATACTTGTTTAATTCTGCTCTATATTTCTTTGCCTTTGTAGATGAACCATATTTCTTATATTCTGCTTTGTAATCTCTTTTAGCCTTTTCTGCAAGTTTTCCTTCAAGTTGTAATGTTCCTTTAAAATATTTTTTTCCTTGTGGAGTTACTTTATAATCGTTACCATCATAACGCATTGATTTATTTTTCAATAAAGTATTATGAGTTTTTTCTAATGTGATGTTATCTATTCTGTTACCTGGTTTAAAATCTTTAACTTTTTTCTTAGTTCCTCTCCAAGAAACTACCATATTACCAAATCCAAAATCAATCAAATTTCTTTGAATTGTATGGAATGATGATATTTGTTCTGCAAGTTTTCCTTCATCCATAATCTCACGGACCATCTTTTTTATCAATGACTTAACCTTTGACTCTTTTTTGGGTTTTTCTTCTTTTTCCCATTTTTTAGCCATTTTAGGTTCGTTGGAGTGCATCCATCGTCTTTGTTTTTCTGACTTGAATGGCATTTATCCCATACCCTTAACTTGTGCTGCAAAAACATCACCTATTTTTTTAACAAATTTATTTGGAACACCTAAACGAAATAATGATTTAGCTATTTCATCAGGGTCTGTACCAGCATGTTTTAATGCCATATCCATAAATTTTCTAAATTTAATCTTGTCGTGTTTTCCCATTGGAACTGTTTCATTTAAAGATTGCATTTCTTCTCTAATCATTTCTTTTAATTGTGATTTAGTTAATTTCATTTTTTCTCCAATCCTTGTTTAACTTTTTGTACATATAACATCAAGTCTTTTGAACCAATACCTAGACCTTTTAAAACTTGTAATAAAATGTGCATTTGCCTAATTCTACTCATCTTTGAATCTTTCATAGAATTTAAAAATCTTTCCATTCTTTTTTTAACATTACCAGGTATAGCAACCTTATCTAAGCTACCCTCGTCTAATTCTTCATCATTTTCATAAGCAGTTCCAGCTTTCCAAGTTGTAATACCCTGTTCACTTATCACTTCTTTTATTATTTCTTTTAACTGTGATTTAGTTAATTTCATAATTATTCTCCTCTAAGGATATCGTTTATAATTCTTTCAACTTTAGTTACTTTTCTAATTTGATTATTATGTTCAACACCCTCTCTCATTGGTGATAAAAATGCTCCATGAGTTGATGGATTTGATACAAAATCAAAAGCAATTAATTCAAAATCAGGCTGAACTTTAACGGTTGGTTCACCTTTATCATCAGCTTCTCCTAATTCTTCCACAGAACCTAATCCCCTTGATGATATTCCCAGTTTAATCCCAGATTTAAATAATTCTTTTAAGATGTTTCCTGCTGGTGTACCTAATACTTCAACTGTTCCAACTAAATCATCACCTTTCCAATGCATCTCCATAACATTATGAGATACATTATTGAGATTAACAACAGAAGAATCTGGATGGTCAAGTTCACCAAGAGCTCTTCTTTCTTTAATTTGAACTTTAGAGTAATTTTCGGCTTCTCTCATCAAAGTATTTTTAGGATAAACTCTACCATTTTGATTTTTTGCATCTGCTCGCTGTAAAACTCCATTTACGATTAATCTACCATCGTTTTTAGAAATCGATTCATTAATCTGTTGTGGTGTTACTTCAAATGGCATATAATCTACTATTAATTGTTTTGACATTTTATTATCTCCTATTGACCTCGGTAAACAAAAGTTACATCACCAGTTTTTTGACTTCCACCTTGAGCATCTGTTACACCATATGATGCACTCCACGCACAAGGATTAATATCTAATTTTATCGGTAAACCATGAACTTTATCTACAACCATTCCTAATTCATACCCACCTACTGGAGTATCTCCTGCTGACCCTGTACAATCATATCTAAAATGATAAGAACCTGAATTATTTATAAACACATGACTTGGATTTGCATATTGTTCTAACATAGTAGGAGTTATAGCTTTACCTCTACTTGTTTTTATTAATGGTTGCGGTATTTGTTTTTTAGAATCATCTGGGTCTTGTTTGTACATTGACATAATGTTCTCCTATTTAGGTAATTTATATCCTGTGCTAGTTGTAGCATACTTTTTCTTTTTCTTTTTACCACTAAAAGCATAAGGAGTAGAATAACCTCCTATATCTCCAGTTACTGTAGCTTCATCTAATTCAGACAAAACTTCATCTACTAATTTTTTAATAAATTCTTTGAATCTTTTTTGCATAATATTTTTAATTCCTTTAAAAGCTCCATATATCTTAATGTCTGAATTATTGTAGAATCTTTTATTTGTTTTGCATTCGTATCACAAAACTTATCAATAGAATTAATGGCTTCCTTTAACTTTATTTTAACAATTTTTTCTTTAACTGTTTTTAAATATTTTTGTAATTCTTTTTTTATATTTGGGATTATACCATCAATGTGTTCATTTAGACCATTAGTATTTGCTACATTATTAATATACTCTTTTATTAAGTTTCTCTGTTGACTATTTAATTTACTATATTTACTATTAAATTTTTCAAGTAAAATTTTATAAGTTAAAAATCTTTCATCTTTATCTAATGATGATGACTTACTAACAATATCAGTAAATTTAGTAACTGGTACTGGTCGAGTAATATTTTCTATTAAATTAAAATGAGTTTCTGTTTTTTCTTCTGGACTTAAAGTGTCATTATATTCAAATAATTTATATACAGAAGCATATAATTTATAATTATTAACTTTAGATGATAAGATTTTATTAATATCAAAATTATTTTTTATTTCCTTAATGACATTGTATTTTTCTCTCCTAAGACTTGATTTATTTAATTTAGCATAGGATTTTAACACTTCATTAATAAAAAAATCAGCTTTATTGTCAGATTGAAATTTTTGGTTTATTAATAAATTATACAATCCTAATTCTTTTCCAAGCTCAGTATTACTATTAAAATTTTCTTTTATGATGTCCAAGGCTTTAGTTTTTTTGCTTTTATCTAATATATCAGCAGTTACCTGCCTCAATAGTATTTCAAACAATAGTCCCGTGTTACGGACCTTGGAATGCTTATTTTTTTGCATATGTAGCTCTCCGTATTATTAGCAATATATAATTTTGTTCATATATAAATATAAGTTTTTTTTAATTTTTACTAATCTTTAATTATAGCATCTTCATTTAATATACTAATTTTACTATAATCTTGTCCCATTTGTTGTTTAATTCTTTTAATCATTTCTGATTTCATTAAAGTTGACCCTTTACCTGGATGCAATGGACTTCCATGTTTAAAATTCCTTTTACCATTTCGTTCTTTTTCATATTTTGTAGCATCTTTTATGTCATCAGCAGAACTTTTATGGGAATTCATTTGATACCTATACGGGTCTTTTTCTGAGCCGCCCCATTCACCTACTTGTTCCATATCATCACTAGCTTTTTCACCTGAATCAGCAGGGTCATTACCTTCTGTTTCAATTTGTTCAAATCTAAACTTTTGCTTTTGGTCTTCAACCATTTGGTCAAAAATGTCTTTCTTTTGTTTATCATCAAAATCAAAAATATTACTATAAACCCATTCTCTTGATACCACTTTATTTTCTAGCATTGTATTTGCTAATTCAGTTTTTTGTGTCATCAATTCAAGTTTTTCTTGCTCATGAATCATTGAAGGATTTTGTAATTCTAAATTAAAATCAATTAATTCTGCATCATCAAATCCTTGTGTATATAAATGAACAATAGCTATTTTTTCTAATTCTGAAACTATAATTTTTTGTAATCTTTCTATTGTACGAGCAAATCTAACATCTTCTGCTGCTAATGTAGCCTTACTTCCAATACTTTCATCATATCCTAAAAAAGCTTTTGGAACTTTGAGAGCCGCCATCATCTTGTTTCTTAAATATTCTATATCTTCTATTGCACCATCAGTCGTTAATCCAGGTAAAGTGTCTATTGATGTTCCACTATCTCCACCTCTAACTGGTAAATAATAATCTTCTGTTACTGATTCCACATTATATCTTAAATTATATTCACCTGTCGCTTGGTCAATAACAGGAATTTTTTTCATTTTATTTATAATTCTTTGCATAAAGTTATCTACTTCATTTGGAGGTATGTTTCCAATATCAACTTTGAATACTCTTTTTTCTGGTGCTCTCATAATTCTATGGATTAACATCGCATCTTCCATAAGAGTTAATTGTTTCCATACCTTTCTAGCACCTTCCATCATCGATTTACCATATGGTAAGAAATTAGCATCTGACATCAACCTAAAATGAGCTACTTCGTAACTCTGTAATAAAATTGATTCACCTTTTTTATTACTAAATCCTCTGTTACTATCAGATTGTAATTCAAATTCTACTTTTTTTGGATTTTCCAGGTCATGGTCTTCTAATCTAACAACTTCATAAGGTGATAATGGTTTAATATTAACTACACCATGTTTGTCTAAAATGTCCATATGTAAATAAAAATCACCATATTTAGTTAAGTTTCTAATCCAAGACCATAGATTAAATTCAATATTCAAAATATCATAAAATAAATTATGTAATATTTCAACCACTTTTGGATTTTCAGATTTTATAGTTAAAACTTCACCTTCAATATTATCTATTGTTGACTCATCCGAATATATATCGAGAGCTGATGATATAATTGGGTCAGAGTCCATAACTTCATAATCATTAAATAATTCTCTACGCTGAACATCATAATTAGAACGATTTTGGCGACCCGCATATTTAGAACCCCATGTTCCACCACCCATAATTTTTGAATATCTATCTACAAAATTAGAAACTAATGCAGTCTGCCCCAAATCTAAATTTTTAACAACTAATTTACCATCATCTTTTTTACGAATTATGATATTTGATTGAAATAGTTTCCCTAATCTTTGTAATATGTTTTGATTTTCAGCCATTTTTCCCTCTTATTTTATAATAACCACGATAAATTTTCTTTTTCGTTACCAATTTTTATTTCATAAGGATTTTTTTGTTCATTGCCACCACCAGTAAAAAATCCTGTATCTGCTTTTGTGTTGAGGCCACCATTACTATTTAATAATGAACCCATCATTGCTCTTTGTAATTCATCTTTATCTTTTCTCAATCTCAATGCTGTATCTCTTATCCATAACCCTAAAGCATAAGACATAACTAAATCATCGTTGTATCCGTCCATAGCTTCCGCTTTAGATTGATTCATTCCAGCTTTGTATATAAATACAAATAACTCATCAATTAATCGTGATGAGTATAATTTTACCATTTTTTCTCTCGTATATTCTTCCATTTTAGCTATTACTAATGGTCGAGTTTTTATGGTAGTTGAAAATCCAGCTACCATGTTTCTATCTTCTGCTCTATATTTATTTTTCATCTGATGTTCAACATCAATATACTTTAAATCTTTTGATTGGTAAAATAAATTTTTATACCCTCTATCAATAATAGTTTGCAGTGTTGCCCAACCAATATTATTATTCTCTACTATAAGTAGTGCGTCATTGTATTTTGTCGCAATATCGATTAAAAAATGACCATAATCAGTTGTGCCTAATTGTCCTTTATATTCAGCTACTTGTTCAACTTCCTCCACATCAAATACTTGGCATGCTGAATAATCGGCACCATCTCCACGAGCAACATCAGCAACCACAATATAATCTTTTGAATAATCAGGTTGCTTCCATACCCATAAATTTCTATCAAATCCTGTTTTTTCAACTGGTTCTTTTATCATTGTTTCTTTATACCATTGAAGAATTTGAGGGTCAACTACTGATTGCCCTGATGTAAGGAAATCAGCATCACATTCCTGTGCTGCTAGTGTTGGTCCTAAAGCTACATCTTGGTCTTTCCTCCATTCTTTATCTCTATCTGGATGGTTTGTCCAATGTAATCTAATTGTATTAAATTGGTTAGTTTGTTCTTCGGCTCCAGTCCACATTTTATGAAACCAATTACCGACACCATTAGGTGTAGAAAGTGCTATACAATTACCACCAGTTGCAAGTGTCTGTTGAGCTGCAGCCCATATCGTGTCAATGTGGTCAATAAAAGCAGCCTCATCGAGAATCAATAAAGATAGTGCTTCAGAACGACCAGATTCAGG